ATGATTAAAATAACTCAAACCCTATTCCGGTTTGCGTACCGGCTCCACCCAGGGCTTTGCCTGTTGACCTTGTTATCACCTCCGGTAATAGCAGAAACCATCACCATTGGCAAAGGCAGTGGAATAGTCTGGGAAGGAATGCCGTTTAACGTCACGTTGAGTGGTTCTATAAATCACAGCACGCATTCAGCTGAATTTTCATTACTTTCTATAACCAATACTCAGCTTTATAGCCTGCCGGTGACTGCTGTGAAAATGATAGGTGGCTACAAGGCTTACCCAATCGCGCCAGGAGTAGGGGTAGCGCCAAAAGCGATAGGGACAGCAAGCTATTACACTAGTGGTATGGTACCCGTTACCTATTCCGCAACCTTAGGTTTACCTGAAAGCCGTGGAATCGGTGAGAATAGCCATCTTACCCCCCCAGTAAATCGCGATTGGGCGGTTTCCCCATCGAGAGTTGCTATAGAAAATTTTTATAGTCCATCGGCTCCACGAACCGCTACTATTAGTGGTTCCTGGGTGATAGTCACAGACGGTAGCCAAAAAGCCACTGAGGTAACCCTGAAACCTATGTATGCAGCAAGCCTTTCTGCACATTACACAGGAAGCAAATCCACCACTATCCTGCCAGAAAATATACAGTTACGTATCTCCAATCTGGAATGTACGGTTAACACGCCTACTCAGATTAATTTTGGCCCGGTGGCTCACGATCCTACCGCAGGTGCTGAACTGGCCTCACTCTCTTATCCGTTAGCTACCCAGTGTAATCAGGAGTCCGACCGGATTAACGCCAATATCAACCTGCAATTCCGCGCCATCAGCGGCCTTTATCAAAACGCGCCGACCAAGCTCTCCCTGACTGCAGGTGGAGGTTATATCACTGGAGAGATTGATAATGGTGTAACTGGTAGCGGCAGTTGCACGGTAGCTAGCGGTGTGCCGTTTGATAATCAGGCGATCAGGATCGGCAGCATCACCAGCACACAATCAAGCCTGACGATGGCTAATCAGGTTACCTGGCGTCTGTGCTCCGGCGGCCCAAACCTGCCAATAGGTAACGTCGAGGCTGCTGCAGAAATGTTGGTGACGTTTAACTGACCAATTTAATGCAGGAAGGTGGCAGGCTGTTTCCGGGATTACCATAAGCTGATACAAAAAAGCCACCTCGTGAGAAGTGGCTTAATCATATGATTTTAAAGCTAAAATTTGGTGGCCCCTACTGGACTTGAACCAGTGACCAAGCGATTATGAGTTCCTACCGAAACAACCTAAAATCAATGGTTTACTTTAATTATCATTGACATAGGTTGCCACTGTTAGCCATCAATTTGCCACCATTCGCCATTTCTATCGCCACTTTATCGCCAATGTGAAATAACTTCGGGAACAACCGTACTGGGGGGTAGAATCAAAATTCTGGTGCAATCCAAGCATTTAATGGTAAGGCTTGGCATTCCAAATGTGAAGTAAACGCCTTACTTCTGTAGGATGCTCCTTGGCAAAGTACATAATCAAATGTTCCATTAAATTTATCATACACTTCTGAAGAAATTGCGAAGTTGTAAACCAAGGCGATTTTTATACGTCTACCATTTTTTTCTGCTTCTACAGTAATATATTCACCATCCTTTTCTGGATCTCCAAAATTTAGACATTGCCAACCTTTATCTCTTAATTGAGGGGTGATTATATTATTCATTTTTTCGCTCAATACGATGGCTCGGGTTGACCAACCATCATCAGACGCCGTCACATTAAATGGTAATTCGTTCGTTGTCTGATAATGGCTTAGTGCCAGCTTTTTAATCTGTTGTGCTTGAAGGCAAGCCAACACTTCAGCATGAAAAGATATAGATTCTTCATTGCTTTCAGGGACAAATATGCTTACCTTACTGTTTTTTAATGAAAAACACTCTACAAATGCTAATCCCTGAATCAACCCTATAGCTCTGAAAAAATTGCTTTCATTCTGCCATATGTCAGATAGAGCATGTGCAAAATGGTGTCGATTAAAACCTGATCTTTTATTATAATTGTTTGTATTGGCATAAAAACTTTCAAGTAACCATGTTTTAAGTGTCTCAAGCATAAATATTCTTTCATTATTTACTTTCAAATATTCAACTTCGCAAAACTCACTAGGAATCCAGTCAACACCATGGATGTCTAGCTTTAAAACATTCAAACATGCTAAGTTAAAACAAACATTAATCTTACTTACTGTATCTAACTCACTTCCTTCTTCCCCTACTATGACTCTCAAAATATCCTCAATAATAGGAATAAGTGAAGAAATGGCAGCTATCTTCATTCCGCTATAGAAAGCCAGTATTGACTCTTTAATAATTGGCAGGTGTTTTCCTATTGCAGTTGATTTAGAAAGAATCTGTATCGTTATAGGTATTATAATTGATAAGGGGTAGAGGCTGCTAAGTTCAGTTTCAAAACGTTCTTGAGCTGAGGCGGTGTCAATCGAAGAAAAATTCTTTGGAGTTACGCCACATCTCATTATTGAATCACGTAGTGCACCATTGGTTATATATGGAGGCAAAAACCAATCTATATGTTTTAAATATCTTTCATAATTTAACAATGGAGTGATGTTTCTTTGGAATAATGGCACATCGACAGCTCTTATTCGAGGATATATGGCACTACCTACATCTGTTTTAATTAAAATTCCGCCAGAATGAACATTATAACCAAAGCTAATTTCTTTTATTTCAAGAATTGTTAAGTGTTTCGCGGTGGCGATACTTTTCACTTCATCAATAGTTATGAATGATTGTTTGTTCTGGCTGCATATTTGATACCAAATACCTTTAATACGGCCATCAATAGATGCGTCATCAAGTAACATTTTATACCTCAATAAAAATGGGGCGATAATCAAGAGGATTCAACTTTACGGCGTCTTCTAAATGGTCAGGGGCAAAGTGTGCATATCGCATCGTCATTTTGATATCAGTGTGGCCGAGCACGCGCTGTAAAACTAAGATATTACCACCATTCATCATAAAATGACTTGCGAAGGTATGGCGTAATACGTGGGTCAATTGCCCAGCCGGTAATTCTATATCTGTTCTTTCCAGTGCAGAGCGAAATGCACCATAGCAATCAGTAAAGAGGCGACCTTTTTTATCTTCTGAGACAGATTCATAAACCTCTTTACTGATAGGAACGGTTCGGTTTTTCCTACCCTTTGTATTTGTATAGGTTATTTTGTATTTAGCAAGTTGGCTTGCTCTAAGCCCCTCAGCCTCAGACCATCGAGCACCAGTAGCGAGGCATATTCTCACAACATTTTCTAAATCAGGATGACCATGGCGTTTGCACTCTGCAAGTAATATCTCGATCTGGTCTCGAGTGAGCCAAGCCATTTCCATTTCTTCCGTGCGGAAAGGCCGCATATTTTTCAGCGGATTTTCACCTTTCCATTCTCCAAGGCGATTTAGCTCATTGAACACAGCCCGAAAGTAGGCCAACTCAAGATTAAGTGTGCGTGGAGAAACTACTTTCACACGATTCGAACGCGCATACTCACCTCTAAGCCTTTTTTCCCGGTATCGGGAGAACATCTGTGCATCAAAATCTCTTGCAAGAGGTTCACCCATGCAGTCGAAAGCGTGGTGCATTGCTAATTGACGCTTGAGGCCATCTTTTAGGGTGATGCCGTGGGCACTATACCAAGCGTCAACCAACTCTTTAAGCGTGCGTCTGTCTTCTTTTTCTTCCTGCCACGGGTTTTGAACCGTGTATTGTTCGAAGGCTAGAGCTTCACCTTTGGTAGCGAATTTTTTTCTGATGCGTTTACCTTTCGCACCGTTCGGGTATAACTCGCAAATCCATCCGCCAGCCGGATTTTTACGGACGGTCATCAGTTTACCTCGCTGTATATTCCTATCACACGACCCAGCGTTTTTATCTCATCAATTCCACATTCGAAAGGTACTTTGCCGCCAGCAACATGTAACTTTTTGCCGGGTAAGACAGTTAATTCACGAATGCTTTTAGCTCCTTCAATATCTACAAGCCATACGCCATCGGAAAGTGACGAGCCGGGCTCCACAATGTGCATTGCGTTATCAGAACGCACACACAGAGGATTGCTTAGGTCACGACTAAAGAATGAACGAGAAATTCTCAAATCGGCACCCTCGATCAGCTTACCATCACTTAAAGTGAATAATTTAACAGCTGTATCCTCAGCGACAGGAGAAGGTGAGTTTTTACCTGACGCTAGTTTTTCTCCCTTTCCTGTAAGTAACCACTCAACACTAGCACCTGTCTCAAGAGAGCAATGGACGATGAAATCATAAGAGATACTCCCCCTGGTATAGCGATTTTGTAGGGAACTGGCAGCAATATTGAAATGACGGGCAAGCTGGATTTTTTGGGCGTATCCATAGACATCACAAATTCTGTCTAAGACATGTTCGTTACTGATTTCTGAATCCATTTGCATAAAATTCGTATCCACGCATTGACTGTTGCGGCTTTTGCGCATTATTATGCGGCTAAACCTAAATTGATTAATGGCACATGTTGGCAAACTGATGACTATTAATCGCAAGTATTGGCAAATAGGGAATGATGCAACATGGCTTCTGAGATCGCAATCTTCAAAGTACCTGCACCGATCGTAACTACTGAGCAGTTTGCAGAGTTAGAGGGTGTCTCTCTCCGCACTGTTTATCGTTGGACAACTGGAGACAACCCGCAGTTACCCATAGAACCCCGCACCATCCGTAAAGGCTGCACAAAAGCAGGTGGCCCGATTCGCATCTATTACGCCCGCTGGAAAGAAGATCAGTTGCGTAAAGCATTGGGGCATTCACGTTTTAAACTCGTTATTGGCTACTGATTCACTATATGTGAATTTTGAGGATGAAGCATGTTTGATTACGCTGTCTCTAAACATCCGCACTTCGAAGAAGCCTGTCGCCAGTTTCCGGCGCGCCATAACGTAACGCAGTTAGCGCAACAGGTTGGTATGAATGCACAAACGCTGCGCAACAAGTTGAGCCCAGGACAACCGCATCAACTAACTTGCGCTGAGTTGCTGGCGATCACCGATGCTACAGAAGACTCCACCCTGCTTGATGCCATGCTGGCACAGATTAACTGTATGCCTTCAGTGCCAGTCAATGAGGCTAGTGCTGGCAACATCCCAGCCTATGCCCTTCATGCCACCGCCGCGATGGGCTCTATCGCTGCCGCTGCGGTACAAGGCGACCATAAAACGCCTGTCCGCAAGTCTGCCTTGCTGGAAAGCGTCAACACCGCGATCCGCCATTTGTCACTAATCGGTCTGACCGTTCAAAACCGCATCCAATCAACCCCAGCACTAGCCTCTACCGTTGATGTGATTAGTGGCCTGGGTGCCGTTGCCGGTTTAAGTTGAGGTTATAGATATGCCTATCTCGATTGCTCCATTGCTAAAACGCCAAAGCCCATCACGCCATTTTGAGCATGGTTTCATTGAATTGCCGGGCGGTAAATGCTGGCGGCCATGTCACGATCAGTCTGCGTTACTGCGCGGTCTATCCACTTCTAAACCTGCGCCACTGCTGCGCCGTTTGTTCTGCCGTTAATTGGGGTTGATATGTTACTGGCAACAGACACACAAAAAGCTATCGGCATTAAGCGCATTTCCCAGATTAAGCGGGAACTGTTTGCCTACAGGAAAAACGTGGCACAAGAGGCTTTTGATAAATCGCCACCGCATATCCGCAAGACAATCTGCTTCCATGCCGAGCTGAAAGCCCGCCATGTACTCATGACGTTTGCCGAAATGAGCTACACCGAGCGCCAGAAAATCATCTGGGCGCTGAATGACCTGATTGATTTATCAAAAACCTTACCGCGTTTCATCAGTGATGATGATTGCGAATTAAACAGTAATTAACCCCCCTGGTGACATTCTGGCGTAAACCCGCCGGGCATCGCTTTGCTTGAATTGAGGAATTGACCCCATGAATAAATACATTATCGGTATTGATAAAGGCAATAAGTCGGATCACGACAGGGTGATCGTGCTGCTCAATACCGCTCGCCTTGATGAACGTAAAAATCAGGCGGAAGTGGCCGCCGCTCGCCTGGTTCGTCTGGCGTCGCATATTGCACAAAACGGCTTGAACGCTATCGAGGCCGTGGAGTTACTGCGCCAAGAGGCTGAAGCCATCGAACACAAAGCGCAGGAGCTGCACTGATGGCTGACCTCATGGATATCGCACAAGAGCGTCAAGCGCTGATCCTGGACGCACAGATCGCCAATGCCCGTAAGTCCTCGGTTATGCCTTCGGCTTTTAAATGTGAAGACTGCGATGCACCGATCCCCGAAGCCCGCCGCATTGCCCTGTTGGGTGTAGAAACCTGCGTAGCCTGTCAGCACCTGCGTGAAGCCAAGCGCCGCCATTATGCGGTGCAGGCATGACAGGCTTCATCATCGTTTTCAGCCTGCTGCTTATTGCAGTGGGCTTTTTTTGGGCCGCTGATTTAAGTGATGCGGAATACGCCCGCAGACCTGAAGTGCAACCTTATGACTGAAGGCAATCTGTGGGCTTATTCCTGGAACCTACCGCGCCCGGCGATTGCCGGGCCAGTAAGACCGCTTACCCGTGAGGAGCACGCTCAGGGGCAAGCTGTTTTACGCAATATCCATTCCCTGCCGCAATTTTTCAGTGCGGGCTTTTTGTCTCGCCATGACTACCTGCTGAAAAGCAAAGGGCTGCACGATGCCAACAAGTGGCTGGTGCTGCAATTTGATCGCCGTATCTGGCCCCGCATCCAAACCGTTAACGATAAAAATGCGATGGATCTCCATGCATCACCCTGTTTTATGTCGGAACTGGATAACTACGCCAGCTTGCCGGGGATGGATGATAAGGCGTTGAAGCGTTTTGCTGACCGGATCGCCGGGCAGTTAATGCAGAACTATGAGCGTTATTGCGAAGCGTTTCTGGCTGAGAACGGCGGCGATAATACAGGTCTGTTAGATGATGGTATTCAGGCAACGTTTTATTCCCAGGTTGCGGGGATGGCCCGTGCTTTCAATGTTACCCCAATGCACTGGCGTAAATACCGTAAAGGCAAGCTGGATACTCAGTCAGCAGTAGCCAGTCTGTCGCGGTTGGTGAATGCTGAGTGGTGGGAACGCCAACTGAAAGCCCAGCGCACCCGCTGGCGTGAAGCCTTGCTGATTGCGGTGGGTAATGTGAACCGGGGAGTTTCAGCCTATGCCAGTAAGCAGGCGATCCGCGAAGTGAAAGCCCGCCGCCAGTCCAATCTGGATTACCTGAACAGCCGGGAACTGGAGAACGCCGACACCGGCGAACGTATCAGTCTTATCGACAAGGTGATGGCGAGTATCTCCAACCCGGAGATCCGTCGGATGGAGTTAATGGCGATGATTGCCGGTGTCGAGAAAGCCGCTGCCGAGTACGGTCATAAGGGTTTGTTTATCACCATCACCACGCCATCCAAATACCATCCGACGCGTACCCTCGGCAAAACCAATCCCAAGGTGCAGTTTAACCACAATTGGGATGCCGAAGCTTACACACCCAAAGACGGCCAGCGTTATCTGGTCAAGCTGTGGAGTAAGATCCGTACCGCGTTTAAAGATAATGATCTGCAGGTTTATGGCGTGCGAGTCGTTGAGCCCCATCACGATGCAACCCCGCACTGGCACATGATGCTGTTCACCACCAAAGAACAGCGCCAACGGGTGATCGATATCATGCGCCGTTATGTCATGCTCGAAGATGGTGACGAACGCGGCGCAGCCAAGAACCGTTTTGACTGCAAGCACCTGAATAAGGGCGGCGCGGCAGGTTATATTGCGAAGTACATTGCAAAAAATATCGATGGCTATGCCCTGGACGGTGAGCGCGATCATGAAACTGGTGAGCTGCTGACCGAGACCGCCGCCGCCGTTACCGCCTGGGCGTCAACTTGGCGTATTCCTCAATTCCACTCCATCGGCCTGCCTTCCATGGGCGCTTACCGCGAATGCCGACGCATCCGCTCTATCAGCCTGGCAGATGACTTTGACGCCAGCGTTGAAGCCGTCCGCGCTGCTGCGGATGTTGGAGATTTTGCCGCTTACATCCTGGCGCAGGGCGGGGCTAATGTCCCCCGTAAGGAACAGACCGTGCGTGTTGCTCGTCGTGTCGCTGACGAGCTCAATGCTTACGATGAAGAAGTGCAGAAGGTGATCGGCATTTTCGCCCCGCACCTGGGTAGCTCACGCATTCATGAAACCCGTACCACTCAATGGCGCATTGTCGCCAAGGCCGTTGACCTTGAGGGCTTGACCTTAAAAAGCGCCTCTGGCGCGCCTCGGAGTCCTGTCAATAACTGTGGGTTGGTCGGCAGCAATGAGGCAACAGATCAGCAGGATAAGGAGCCTGTAGAGGTCGTGGCGGTGTTGGAGCACCCACCGGAAACTCCAATTGACTGGAATGATACGACCGTTACACGGTCTGTTATGGCGCGAATTAGGGCTAATGCACCACAGGTAAACAGAGCACAGCGCAGCAACAACGTGTATCGAGGGCGACCGGTAGCCCCATCGGCACGATTAACCCCTGATGAGCGCGCTCGGATCCCTCTGATTCACTCAGAATTGGTGCAACAGGGTATCCAGGCCGAACGCTGGGAACTGGAAGTGCTAGCCCGTGGTACTAAAGTCAAATTTGGTGATATATCAATGCAATATGAGCCGGTTAAGGATTGGGCAAGCTTCGAATAATCAGTTGCGCAATGAGAATCAATAGTTAATACTGTATATGCATACAGTTAATTGTAAGCATCGGAGGAAAGTAGGGTGCATTTACCAGCAGTGGAAGACGTGGTCATTTTGGAACGTATTGAGCTCATCGCCCGCCTTGGGGTTTGTTATGAGAGCCAGGCAAGAGATAAAGAGATAGCACTGATATGGATTTCAGAATTGGCGGGTGAGATGAAAAGCAGCATCAGCCCGGAGAAAGCGGCAGTGATTAAGCAGCTCGCGACAGTTTAGTAATCCATAGCAGGTAGCAGCATGAAAAGAGAGATGAACCTGGCTTCTGCACTACATGAAGCGCTGAAATTTACCGACAAGGGTCGTCGGATTAAAACGGTGGATTTCATCCATGCGGCCGCACAACTAGGTATCCATATGACACCGGCAGAGGCGAACTACTACATTTTGCACTGGTCTGGGCACCGCTTCAGGGTGATTGAGGAGGGGCGATATCAGCAGAATACTTACCTCATGGCTCCGTAGATTGGCTATGCATGCACTGAGTGCATGAATTTGCATGATGATCCGGTGCGATTCTTACCCCCGCAGCGCCAGCCCTGGCGCGGATCGCGCCGGATCACGCAACTGCATGAAAAGTGACACATGAAGCGGGCAGGCGAGGCGGGGATAGCATTGCGCATCGATCCTCTATAGAGGATTAAATTTATCTTTTGATAGGAATATATCGAACCTTAATATAGAATTTAATTTGGCTGCTCATAATAATTTATCAATTAATAGGATTTTATATGTCTATTGAATTAATAAGGAAAAGCATTTCTAAATTCATTGCGCACGACTTGCCAGAAATTATGGTTGTAAAAGGCGAGTGGGGAGTTGGTAAAACATATTTTTGGAATGATACATTAAATAATGCTAGCCGAAGTGGAGGGTTGATATATAAAAAATATTCGTATGTCTCACTTTTTGGAATGAATTCACTTGATGATTTGAAATACAGTATATTTGAGAATACTATAAATAAAAGCAAAGTGGGGCAAAATGCCACGCTTGATACATTCTTAGATAACGCAGTATCAAATGCATTTTACTTTAGTAAGAAAAATGCCAAAACGTTGAAGGAGTTACCGATTGTAAAAGGATTTATGCCTGCATTAGACAAAGTGTCATTTTTATCTATTAAAGAAACTTTAATCTGCATAGATGATCTTGAACGGCGAGGTAAGGAGTTATCTGAAGTAGATGTCCTTGGTTTGATTTCAATGTTAAAGGAGCAAAGAGGTTGCAAGGTAATTATCTTATTAAACGAAAGTGCTATGGAGGGTTCAGAGCTAAGTAAATATAAGGAAAAGGTAATAGACTATGAGGTGGAGTTTAAGCCAACGACGGAGGAGTGTATAAAGTTAGCATTCACAGATAATGTTAACCCTCAAGTAAAGGAGTATTGTTATAGGCTTCAGATTAGGAATATTAGGGTTTTGAAAAAAATCGAGAGATTATCAATCGAGATTGAAAATTATATTAAAGAATGCCATGTTAAATTACAAAGGGAAGTAGTTGAAACATTGGTGTTATTCATGTGGTGTTATTATTGTTCGGGAAGTGATGCAGGAGTACCTACTCTTGAATTTGTCAGAGATAAAACCTTTGATGAATATGGTAGCGATAAAGAAAGTAATAAACAGCATGAAGAATGGAATCAGCTATTAATGTCGCTTGGATATTATCATACCAACGAATTAGATCTAGTTATTTCAAATGCTGTTACAAGTGGCTTCTTCAATGAAGATCATTTAAATCGTGCATTGCATGATAAAAATCAAGATGTTATTCGTGGTGAGTCAGGCGATTCATTTTCTTGCGCTTGGAAAAAGTACCACAATAGTTTTACAATAGAAAAAGATGAAGTAGTTAGAGCTATATACGACAGTTTTATGATAAATGGGAAGTATGTTTCAGCAGCAAACCTCAACGGTACTATTACTCTAATGAGAAATCTGAATGAAAATGAAGTAGCTACTAAGATAATAGACAAGTATATTGAAACTCATGCGGACTCACCGGGTTCTTTTGATTTGGATGAGTTAAATTATGCTGGGGATATAAATGACCCGGAAATAATCTCTAAATTCAAAACGATTCATGAGTTAGGAAAGCAAAAAGAAACTGCATACTCAGTACTGGATAGAATTGCCGGTCGCAATGGTTGGAATCCTATTGATATAGATGTGTTGTCGAAAACAACTTCCGCCGAGTACTTTGATTTATTTACTAGCGATTTAGGTGATAAACTAATTCCATTTGTCAGTACTTGCTTAAAATTTGGTAAGTTTTCTAGTAATGACGATGCATATAAAAAGATTACTGATAACGCAACGTCGGCTCTCAAAAAAATAGCCTTATCTAGTGAAATAAATAGACTAAGAGTAAAGAAGTTTAATATCAAGTTAGATGATTGATATAGCGTGCCGCACAAAAGTGCGGCAAAATTCTTAGGCGAATTTATAACTACAAAAGCTAATGGCTTCAAACTCAAGCCAATAATTTATTTCCTTCATTCTCTCTTGGAGTGGCGTCAATTCATTTCGTACAAAAACCTGAGCAGCCTTCTCCACATCCCCAAAGCCCCCGGTATTATTCGGGATGATGCCCATCATCTGCGGCGGCACTCGGTGCGCACTCAACAGGTCGTCCCGGCTGGAGTTCTTGATATTGAAAAAGTCATCCTTGGTGGCCACTTCACTCAACGGCAAAATCTTGATGCCGTCGGGCTTACCGTTCGGTGCGTACATAAACAGGTTACGGAAGTTACCTAGTCCTTTTGTATCGCGCATAGCTTGGCGCATCCGGTCTACATCGCTGGTGCTCTGCGCCGCATCGGTCATATACAGGATATAACCGGCGTGCGCACCGTTTTGGTAATACTTACGGCGAAATAGGGTGGCCGCTTCGTTGAGCCATGCCGAGTTAAGTGCGCTCAAGTATTCCGGCAGGCCATACAGTTCCTGATTAACATCGGGTTCAATCAGATGAAATACGCTGCCTGGTGCGAACTGGTGCGCCTCTTTCCAGTCCTGCACGAACCAATAGGTTTCCTGCTCCACGCCCCGACGGGTGTATTTGGCCGGTGAACATTGCAGGCGCAGCGGTTCACCGAGTTGGTTCTTGCGCAGTTCCAGGAACGCATTACCAAACACCAGGTAATCCAGCGCATAGCGGCTAAACTCTTGCTGGCTTAACAGCGGGTGTGGAATGAAGGTAGACGCCAGAATATTGCGCTTCACAAACATCGGCGAACTGTGGTGTACGGCGGCCCGCATACTGCGCGCCAGTCCGTCAAAGCTGATCGGCGGCTCGTACCATTTGCCATTGCCACAACACTCCAGGTGATCCAGGATTTCCCGTTTATCCATCACCGGTGATGGCTCCCCAAAGGTAAACGCCTCCACGTTCTGCGGGGCGGTGGGTTGCGTGGTGGTGGTGAAAGCCTTACGGCCCTTGCGCTTGCTCATCAGTAAAACTCCAAAATATTCGGGCTGCTGTGGCCGCTACCGGCGGTCAGCGGTTCGTTTAACAGGGCGTGCATGATTGCCCAGGCCAGATCGGCATGGCTGGCCTCTTCACTGCGGCTGGCGGTGTAGGTCGAACGCGCACCGCTGGCGGTCATGGTTTTGCGGATCGCCATAAACGAGGCGGTGATATCGGTGTGGCTGGTGTCGTATTCCAGGCAACCGCGCCCGATGGTGTCTTTGGCCTTCAGTACCATGGCGGTCTTGATTTCCGGGGTGTATTTGATTTCACGGGCGGCGGGGAAGAATTCCCGCACCAACTGGAACACCCCTTGCCCGACGGTGGTGGCATCGATACCGATGTATTCCACGCTGTATTTGTCGGTGAGGTCTTTGATTTTCTGCGCCTGGTCGGCAAAGTTCATGCCTTGCCACTGGTGGCGCTCTAATACGCGGAACTTGCCCCCGGCCACCATTGGCGGGGCGATGACCGCACACCCGGCACTGTCGCCGCCGTTGGCTTCTGACGGGTCATAACCAATCCACACCGGACGATAGCCAAAAGGCCGCACCGCATACGGGTTGACGTCTTCCCATTCTTCCAGCGTATCCACCATGCAGCTCTGCAACTCGACGAACGGAAACACCGAGGCGCTATCGTCCACGAATTCACACATCAACAGGTTCTGATACTCGGACGGGCTGTATTCGAGCGTGAGCTGATTGAGGTCGAACAGGTTACAACCGCCGGTCAGCGCATCTTCGACCGTGACTATCTGCCGCCACTGCCCATCCTCACAGAGCACACCTTTTGATAGGTGGCTGTGGCTAAGGTCGAGCTGAATGTGATCGTTCTTGCTGCGGCGGCCTTTGTTGAACAGTTCCCCCGACCAGAACGGATAAGCGGAGTGCGCCAAGCTGGACGGCGTAGAAAAGTAGGTGGTACGCCATTTCTTGTGCAGCGACATGCCACTGGCGACCTTGCGCAGTTCTTGGAACTTGGGGATCCAAAAGTATTCATCCAGGTACAGGTTACCGGTGTAACTCTGCGCGGTGCGCACGTTGGTGCCGAGGAACATCAGACGCGCACCGTTCGGTAACACCATCGGATCACCCTTCAGGTCAACTTCGACCAGGCGCGCAAAATCAATGATGTAATTGCGGAAGACATGCGCCTGGGCCTTGCTGGCCGACAGGAAGATTTGGTTGCGCCCGGTGGTCAACGCATCCAGCAGCGCTTCACGGGCAAAGAAGAACGTCGCCCCGATTTGGCGTGACTTGAGGATGTTACGGATACGGTGTCGCAGCCCGGCGCGATACCACCCCATCTGGTAATCGAAGGTGGTCTCCATAAAGATACTGCTGAGTTTCTCAATGGCCGACTCGCTGAACAGGTTACGTTCTACGGGCTTGCGTTCCCCCTTGTTACGGTTGGCAACGTTAGGGTTTAAATCTGCCTCATTGCCACTATGGGCGTAGCGGTTGACCCGTGCCAGTCGTTCAATCTGGCGACCTAACAGGTCAATCTCTTTAAAGTCGATCCCCTCCTTGTGGGTCTTCATGATGAGCTGTATCAACCGTGCTTCCATGCTTTGCTCAACGCGGGAAATGGGCGCGATGGCGTCCCACTTGTCACGTAGCTTCCAGCTCTGCACGGTCGGTGCCTTGGCGTGTAGCGTTTCGGCAATCTGGCGCACGGAGAAGCCCTGCCAATAAAGCAAGGCTGCTTGGCGGCGTGGATCGCTGATGATAGTTGTTGTCGGTGTTGTATTCATGCTGCCAAGGCTACGTAAGCCCGTTGCAGCCCGCCTTAAGTCACTGTTGTGTCTACGATCGTCCAACTGCAACGCGTTGAGCCTGCTCGCTGTTATCCGCACACTGGCCCCGAACTTAACAATCGGAGAGCCGTTCACATGGCAAAGAAAGTTTCAAAGTGGTTTCGCATCGGTATGGAGGGTGACACCTGCGACGGTCGCGAAATTGACGCCAACGATATTCAGCAAATGGGCAGCAGCTATAACCCGAAGGTGTACGGGGCTCGCATCAACCTGGAGCACATCAAGGGGATTTTGCCGGACAGTGATTTCCGCCGTTATGGCGATGTAATCGAGCTGAAGGCCGAACAGATTGACGATCCGGACGAACCGCGTTTGCACGGCAAATGGGCGCTATATGCCAAGTTGTCACCGACCGCTGAACTGGTGGCGATGATTGGCAAAAGCCAGAAGGTTTACACCTCGATGGAAATCGGCCGCAACTTTGCCAAGACCGGCAGCAGCTACCTGATCGGCCTGGCGGTGACCGATGATCCGGCCAGCTTGGGCACTGAAATGCTGGCCTTCAGCCGTACCGCCCAACATAACCCACTGGCCGCCCGCAAGGCCGACCCGGCCAATGTTTTCACCGCCGCCATTGAAGCGCTGATTGAGTTTGAAGAGGTCGCGGATCCGGAGCAGACCTTTGCCGCCCGTGTGAAAGCCATGTTTAGCCGCAAGCAGGTCACTGATGATGCTCGCTTTAGCGAAATGGAAGGCGCGGTGATGACCGTTGCCGAGCAGGTACAAGGCACCGAGCAGCGCTTTAGCCAGCTTGAAACCACGTTGACCCAACAGGTCGCCGATCTCAAGCAACAGGTGGAAACCGGCGCAACAGCATTTACCTCCCTGAAACAGCAGCTTTCTACTACCGAGAGTTTCAGTCAACGCCCGGCGGCAACGGGTGGCAGTGGTCAAAACGACGTGCTGACCGACTGCTAAACCGCATCGAAAAAGATAACCAACAGGATAAAACCATGCGTCAGAAAACCCGCTTTCAATTTAACAAGTTTCTAAGCCGTATCGCCGAGCTGAACGGCGTCGATACCGGTGATCTGGATAAGAAATTCAGCGTTGAACCGTCCGTTACGCAAACCATCATGACCCGCGTGCAAGAGTCCTCGGCGTTCCTGAGTAGCATCAACATTGTGCCAGTCGCCGAGATGAAGGCAGAAAAGGTGGGCTTGGGTGTTAATGGCACCATTGCCAGCACCACCGATACTAGCGGCGGTGATGAACGTGAAACCGCCGACTTTGCTTCCCTGGATAAAGACGGCTATTTCTGCCAACAGGTGAACTACGATTTCCACATTCGCTATAACACGCTCGACCTGTGGGCGCGTTATCAGGATTTCCAAACCCGCCTACGTGATGCCATCGTCAAGCGCCAGGCACTGGATCGTATCACCATCGGTTTTAACGGCACTCATCGCGCCAAGACCTCTAACCGCCTTAAAAATCCGATGTTGCAGGATATCGCCGTAGGCTGGTTGCAAAAATACCGTAATGAGGCCGCGTCCCGCGTGATGAGCAGGGTGGTTGATGATAAAGGCAATATCATTTCCGAAATGATCCGCGTGGGGGCCGGTGGCGATTATGCCAACCTCGATGCATTGGTGATGAATGCTCATGCGGAATTGCTCGCCGAATGGTATCAGGAAGACCCAGGACTGGTGGTGATCTGCGGTCGTAAACTACTGGCGGATAAGTATTTCCCGTTGGTCAATCAGGCACAGCCTAACAGCGAGGCCATGGCGGCTGACATGATCATCAGCCAGAAACGCATCGGTAACCTGCCTGCGGTGCGCGTGCCGTACTTCCCGGCTAATGCCCTGATGATCACCCGTCTGGATAACCTGTCTATCTATTGGCAGGAAGACACACACCGCCGTCACCTGGAAGAGAACCCCAAGCGCGATCGTGTCGAGAACTACGAATCCATCAACGAGGATTATGTGGTGGAGGATTACGCCTGCGGCTGTGTGGTGGAAAACATCGAGTTGGGTGACTTCACACCAACAGCACCCACCCCGCCGGAAGACACCCAAGAAAAAAGCGGAGAGTAAGCCATGACCAGTCCGGCCCGCCGCCACTTCTTGCGCCAATCCGCCATTGAGGCCGCCCGTCAGGAGACGGGCCCCACGGCCCACGCCAACGGCTATGAGCTGATGTTGCTCAAGCTTTATGAGGACAAGCGCAGGCTCAAGCAGGTGCGCTCCCAGGAGCGTAAAGCCGACCTTAAGCGCCAGTTGCTGCCGGAATATGCCCCGTGGGTGGCCGGTGTCCTGGCGGAAGGGCGTGGCGCGCAGGACGTCATCTTGATGACGGTGATGATCTGGCGTCTGGATGCGGGGGATATCCCCGGTGCGCTGGCGATTGCTCGCTACGCGCTGCGCTACAAACTGGTGCCGCCCAATGGGTTTAACCGCTCTACGCCTTACCTGATTGCCGAAGATGTCGCCGAGTCCGCTACCCGTGCCCATGAAGCCGGGCAGGCGGTCAATATCGATCACCTGATGCAAACCATGGAACTCACCGACGCCGAAGACATGCCCGACCAGGTACGCGCCAAGCTGCACAAAATCACCGGCTATGTGCTGCGTGACACGGGCCGGGCTGAACTGGCGTTAAACCACCTGAAACGGGCGTTGCAGTTGCATAACGGTTGCGGCGTCAAAAAGGACATTGAACGGTTGGAGCGTGCCATTCGCAACGCTGCCAGCCGCTGACAGAACGCGCCCCGCGCCGGGCGGCACGAGAGCGGCGATCGGTTTATCCGTATCAAAGCCCTCGTCCACCGCCCCCTATTTTCGAGGTCATATGAGTACCGTTGTTATTCAAAAGCCCCGCCCGGATGCGCCCGCATTGCGTCCCCCGGCGGAGGATGAACCGATCGTGAAAAACAGTTTTTTCTGGCCGGACGTCAACCCGCGGGAGGTGCGTGATGTGATGCGCATTGAAGGCACCATTACCGCACCGCGCCTGCGCCGGGCGATTAAATCCGCCATCGCCGAAGTGAATGCCGAACTGTTTATTTTCCGCCGTGACCAGATGGCGGATGGCTATCACCAGCTGGCAGATGTTCCCGCAGAAGTGCTCGACGGCGAAAGTGTGCGGGTGAGTGAGTACCAGAACGCGGTCAGCGCGATGACCACCGCGTTGCTGTCGGAGCAATACCGCAGCCTGGATACTACCGCCACCGGCAGCCGTAAAGCGGAGGTGATCGAGTCTTCCATTGATGAGTTATGGCGCACTGCCCGCAACGCCATCAGCAACGTGGCCGAGCGCAGCCACTGCGTTATCGGGTTGCTGTGATGCAGGTTATCGCGCAGCAAGGTGACACGGTCGATGCCCTGTGTTGGCGTTACTTTGGTCGTACCCAGGGCGTGGTCGAGCAGGTGTATTCACTCAATGCCGGATTGGCCGATGCCGGGGCCATCCTGCCCCACGGCCAGCCGGTGACGCTGCCGGATGTGACTGTCTCACCGCAGCGTGAAACCGTTAATTTATGGGACTGAACCTATGGAGCGTATTACCTCGTTTTTCGCTTATGCCATGGCGGTGTTTCTCGCCTGGGTGGGCAAGTATTCCCCGCAGGACATTGCCTTTATGGTCGGGGCGGCGGTAGGTGTTGGCACCTTCCTGGTCAACTGGTACTACCGCCGCAAAACCTACCGGTTGCTCAACCGGCTCGGACTTTCTCGGAGGGTAGCGGATGAACTCAATCGTTAAACGTTGTACAGCCGCTGCCGTGCTGGCCCTGGCGATGTTGTTACCGCAATTCAGCACCCTGCAAACCTCACCCGCCGGGCTGCGCCTGATTGCCGATTTTGAAGGTTGTCAGCTTTCCCCTTACCAGTGCAGCGCCGGGGTGTGGACATCCGGCATCGGCCACACCGCAGGCGTGGTGCCGGGCAAAGTTATCAGCGAACGGCAAGCCGCCGTCAACCTGGTGGCGGATGTTTCCCGCACCGAACGGGCCATCGGGCGCTGTATGCCGGTGAACATGCCGCCGCCGGTGTATGACGCGGTGGTGGCCTTTGCCTTTAACGTGGGCACCACGGCGGCGTGTGGTTCAACCCTGGCCGGGTTTATCCGTCGGCAGGAGTGGCGCAGTGCCTGCCAACAGTTGCCGCGTTGGGTGTATGTGAACGGGGTGAAGTCGAAAGGGCTGGAGCGTCGCCGAGCAGCCGAACAGGCGTTGTGTTTGCAGGGGGCGCGATGAGTAACCGCACGGCGTTGTTATCGGCGTTAACGCTGTTGGCCATCATTGGCTGGCTGAAATGGCAGGTGGTTTCCCTGGGTAGCTCCCTGGTGGACGCGCAAAAGCAAAACAGCACCTTAACTGCTGCCGTTAACAGCCGCGACACGGTGATCACCGCGTTGCAACGTGAAGCCGGTCAACAGACCGAGGCCGAACAGCAATTGAGAAATACATTGGCCGGGGCGCAGCGTCTGGCCCTACGGCGTGAACAACAGTTACAGAGGGCACTCAATGAAAACCAGGCGCTACGCGAGTGGTTTAGTCGGGCTTTGCCTGCTGACGTTATCCGGCTGCACCAGCGGCCCGCCTTCACCGGCACCGGCGATTATTTACGTTGGTTGTCCGACGGTCAGCCCGTGCCAGATCCCGGCCAGCCAGCCGAGCACTAACGGGGATTTAAGCGCGGATATCCGCCAGCTTGAACACGCCCTGGCGGCTTGCGCTGTCCAGGTCGATATGATTAAACAGTGTCAGGAACGCCACCATGATAAAGCCCCAACAACTGCGCGCCGCGCTGACTGACTCCTTACCCTGGCTGCAACGTAACCCGGAGAATCTGCGCCTGTTTACCGACAGCGGGCGCATTGCTTCTACGCTCGCCAGCTCGTTGTCGTTTGAATATCAGTTTCGGCTAAACCTGCTGATCACCGACTACAACGGGGATATGGATCTTATCATCGTGCCGATCCTGGCTTGGTTGCGAGAAAACCAACCGGACATCATGGCGACCGAGGAGAAGCGGCGCACCGGTTATACCTTTGATGCTGATATCAATAATGACGGCTCGTTTGATATCAGCATCAATCTGCAACTGACAGAACGGGTGATTGTGAAAGAGCAGGGCGGTGCGCTGCATGTGGATCACCTGCCGGAACCTCCTTTGCCGGAAGACGTGATCCGTCCGATGCAGTTGTATGTTCATGGTGAGTTAGTGAGTGAATGGCATGAGCGAACTTGAACCCTTTGAGACCAAGCTGGCCGGGCTGATTGGTAATCTGTCGCCGCAGTCTCGCAAGGCGTTGGCTGTTACGATTGCCAAGCGCTTGCGCGCCAGTCAACAGCAGAATATCAAACGTCAACAAGCACCCGATGGCACCCCGTATGTCCCACGTAAAACCCAGTTACGGAGTAAGCAAGGGAGAATTAAACGGGCGATGTTTACCAAGCTGCGCACGGCACGCTATTTAAAAGCCAACGGCAGCAGTAATGCCGCCGTGGTGGAGTTTGTTGGGCGGGTTAAGCGCATGGCGGAGGTGCATCACTACGGGCTACGGGATCGACCTTCGGCGCGTAGTCCTGATGTGAGGTATGAGGAAAGGCCGTTGCTGGGTATTAGTGATAATGACCTTCAAGTTTTAGAGACCATTATCACGCAACACTTGTTAATATAATTTGATTGGCTTTCTAAGAGCCATTGTTTCCTAAGCTGTCTTTAATGTCACATATTATTTTATTTAAAGAAACATACTGAATGAAACCTCCTAATAACATTAAAGCTATGAGCATAAACCCATACCCAACTGCCGTAAATGTGAGTATATTTCTTCTTTCTTTTGCTATTTCATTATTTAATGTTTCACTGTTCTCTTTTGATGTGGGTGTTAGATACTCGCATGCTTCAGTGTAAATGTTTGGCGCGGTGTCTTTGTACTTGTTGCATCCTTCTTTGTTTGTCTTGATTTTTTTTGTTTTGTCATAAATATTTTCAGGAGAAATGTAAAGGGTTTCGTTTTCGAAACTGAATGCAACGTATCCTTTTTGATGGTTATAAGCACTACTTATTAGTAAAAATGCACCGAACACAATGCTAACGATGAAAATAACAGAAATAAAGGCAATTTCAATTCTGACTAATCTTTTATGGCCGATGGGGCCGAAAAAACCGGTAAACCAAAATGATGATCTTTTGAATTTTCCATTGGAAATATTTTCTTCTATTAACACGGCATCCTCTGTGCATGCAACATTAATACCATTAAAAAGGCGGTACATTTGTGCATCATAAAACTGATCGTTGTGTTTTTTTAGCTTATCGCATCGAAAATCCACTCGTAGAACTCGTAATACCAAACGGAATAAAAATGAAAACCCGCCAACTCTAATAATAACGAGTGAAATAAATACAAGTAGTAGTAAATCTTTACTTTTATCTGTTATGAAAGAATCGAACATCAGTAGTCCCTCACTGGTAAATGTTGTTTCATGGTATAGAAAAACAGGTTGTTTGATAAGTGTACTTAACTATTAAATTAAGCCCGTTGTTTGTTTCCTCTTCCAACCAGACAACGTTGCTGTCTTCTACCAGAGAAAGCATCCTTCCCTTCATGAACAATCAAACTGACATCCTGCGCCTGCTGCGCAATCTGATCCGCATTGGCACTATCAACACCGTTGACCTGGAGCACGGCCTATGCCGCGTGGAAACCGGCGGCAACCTCACCGACTGGCTGCATTGGCTCACCTGCCGGGCGGGCCGTTCCCGTTCCTGGTGGGCACCGTCCGAGGGGGAACAGGTGTTGATCCTGGCGCTCGGTGGTGAACTGGATACCGCCTTTGTGCTGCCGGGCATTTTCTCTGATGACTTCCCGGCCCCGTCGGCCTCGGCGGATGCGCTGCACGTTACGTTCCCCGATGGTGCAGTGCTGGAGTACGAACCCGCCACCAGTACACTGACTGTGACCGGCATCAAGACCGCCACGGTGGAGGCGTCCGAGTCCATCACCGCCAACACCAAGGTGGTAATGGTCAATGCCAGCCAAAAAATCACGCTCGATGCCCCCGTGGTGGAATGCACCAACCAACTGGTGACTGGCACTATCCAAATTAAGCAGGGCGGCAGTATGACCGGCAATCTCACCCACACCGGCGGCAGTATCACGTCTAATGGCGTGGTGATGCATGCCCACACCCACGGCGGCATTCAGCGCGGCGGTGGCAACACGGATAAGCCAGCATGAACAACGCAAAATACATAGGGATGGATCGCACCACCGGACGTGGGCTAACCGATGTCGACCATATCCGCCAGTCGGTTGCCGATATCCTTATCACGCCGGTGGGCTCCCGCCCGATGCGCCGGGCATATGGTTCGTTACTGTCTGAGCTGCTCGACCAGCCGCAGAATGACGCATTGCGCCTGCATATTATGGCGGCCTGCTACAGCGCGATCCTGGCCTGGGAGCCGCGTGTAAAACTGACCGGTATCACCTTCAACACCGGCTATGACGGCAAGATGGTGATCGACCTCACCGGCACCCGTATTGATATCCCTGGCGCGCTGTCGCTATCCATACCTGTGAGCTAAACCCATGCCAACCATTGACCTGAGCCAACTCCCTGCGCCCGCCCTTGTTGAGGAGCTCGACTATGAAAGCCTGCTGTCCGAACGCAAAGCCACGCTGATTTCGCTCTACCCGGAGGAACAGCGTGAAGCGATTGCCCGCACCTTGTCGCTGGAGTCCGAACCGCTGGTGAAGCTCTTGCAGGAGAATGCTTATCGGGAAGTGATTTTACGCCAGCGTGTTAACGATGCCGCCCGTGCTGTGATGGTGGCTTTTGCCACCGGTAGCGACCTCGACCAACTGGGGGCGAACGTCAACACCCCACGGTTGAACATCACGCTTGCTGATAACACCACCTTGCCGCCAACACCGGCGGTGATGGAGTCTGACAGTGATTATCGGGTACGTATCCCGCAGGCGTTTGAAGGTATGAGCGTGGCCGGGCCGTCCGGTGCCTATGAATATCATGGCCGTTCTGCCGATGGCAGGGTGGCCGATGTGAAGGCAACCAGCCCCAGCCCGGCCTGTGTGACCATTTCGGTGCTGTCACGGGAAGGTAACGGCACCGCCAGTGCCGACCTGTTGGCTGTCGTTACCCGTGCGCTGAATGATGAGGATGTGCGCCCGGTAGGTGATCGCGTGACGGTGCAATCCGCCGCTATCGTCAAATACACCGTTGAGGCGGTGCTCTATCTCTATCCCGGCCCGGAGGCGGCCCCCATTCAGGCCGCCGCTGAGGCCAAGCTTAAGCATTATATCACCGCACAACACCGGTTAGGGCGTGATATCCGCCTTTCAGCCCTTTATGCCGCACTCCATGCCGAAGGTGTGCAGCGCGTAGAGCTGAAAAAGCCGCTGGCCGATATCGTGCTGAACAATACTCAGGCGTCCTACTGCGAACAGTACCGCATCACCGTCGGGGGATCCGATGAATAACCGTCTATTGCCGGTCGGTTCTTCTGCGCTGGAGTTGGCCGCCGCCCGTGCCTGCGCCGAACTGGCACGCATCCCGGTGCCCGTGCGTGACCTGTGGAACCCGGACACCTGCCCGATCGCCTTGTTGCCGTACTTAGCCTGGGCATTCTCGGTCGATCACTGGGATGAACGCTGGCCGGATACCGTCAAGCGCAACGTCGTGACCTCGGCATTTTACCTGCACCGTCACAAGGGCACCCTGGGGGCCGTTCGCCGGGTTGTGGAGCCGCTCGGTTATCTCATCAAAGTGTTGGAATGGTGGCAAAACAATGATCCGCCCGGCACCTTTCGGTTGGATATCGGCGTACTGGAAACCGGTATCACCGAAGCCATGTACCAGGAGATGGAGCGGATGATCGCCGATGCCAAACCGGTCAGCCGCCATCTTATCGGCCTCAATATCGTGCAGGACGTTCAGGGCCAGATCCACACCGGCGTCGGCACGTTCGACGGCGACACACTTACCGTTTACCCCGGATAACAAGCGAGACACCATGAGCAAATATAAAGCTATTCTGACCACCGCCGGGGCGGCAAAAATTGCGGCCGCCAGTGCGGGCGGCAAACCGTTGAAGATTGACTGGATGGCCGTCGGAGACGGTAACGGCAAATTACCCACGCCCAATCCCGGCCAGACCAAACTGGTTAACGAACGTCACCGGGCGGCGCTCAATTCGCTGACGGTTGATAAGGCTGCGCCTGATCGGCTGATTGCCGAGTTAGTCATTCCTGCTAATGTTGGCGGTTTCTGGCTGCGCGAAATGGGCCTGTATGATGCAGACGGCATGCTGATTGCGGTCAGCAATATGGCCGAGTCCTACAAGCCGAAGCTGGAAGAGGGCAGCGGCCGCACGCAAACCCTGCGCATGGTGGTGATTGTCAGCCATACCGAGGCTATCACGCTGATTGTCAGTGGTGACATGGTGATGGCGACCCGTGATTTTGTGGCGGCGGCCATTGATGACCATGCTAAATCCCGTAATCACCCGGATGCCACCACGGCGGCCAAGGGGGTTGTGCAACTGAGCAGCGTAACCAATAGCACCAGCGAAGCCCTGGCGGCCACACCCAAAGCGGTCAAGGCGGTGAATGATGCGGCGGTGAAGTTGGCGCAGAACCTGGCTGACCTTCCGGATAAAGCCAAGGCCCGCGTGAGCCTGGGGCTGAAGGCGGCGGCATTGCGAGAGGTGGGCGGTTCAACCGGCCAACTGATGGAGGTCGGTGCTTTCGGCTTAGGGGCCACCTGTGCGGTGGTGTCCGATGCTAATGAGATTGGCCGCAGTGGTTTTTTCGGACTTACCACCGGGAAACACAAGAACAGTCCTAATCTCAATGCTTCCTGGGAAGTGCTGTCGATTTGCTATGACGGCGGCAGCCGCAAGCAGATTTTCATGCAAGCGGGGGCGTCCACAACTAAAACTCATATTCGCTATCGCAGTTCACCCGGTGGCGTCTGGGGGCCGTTCCAGTCTTATTACAGCACCGAGAACAAACCCACGGCGGCAGAGGTTGGCGCGCTGACAGATGCGCAAGCGGTGCAGAAGTACGCGCTGCGCTCCATCAAGGTGAACGGCAAACCGATTTCAGCCGATGTTAACCTGCAGGCAGGGGACGTGAACGCCTGGAACAAGACCGAAGCAGATGCCCGTTATCTGATGCTGTCAGGCGGAACCGTCAAAAACCTGACGGTCAAAACCGGCTCTACCGGCGCGGAGAATACGGCCCTGCTGATTGATGGCGTTGAACATACGCCCCTGGTGTTAAAGCGCAGCAGCGCCACTGCCAATCTGTCGATCGGTTTTCAGCTCGGCGGAAGTGCGCCGCTGTACCGACTCGGTATTAATGACAAAAATAATCTGTCCTGGGGCACTGATGCCAACCAGGCCAGCAATGCCACGATTTACCACACCAAAAACAAGCCCACGGCGGCGGATGTCGGTGCTCTGACGGACGCACAAGCGGTGCAGAAGTATGCATTGCGTTCTATCAAGGTGAACGGCAAACCCATTTCAGCCGATGTTAACCTGCAAGCCGGGGATGTGAACGCCTGGAACAAGACCGAAGCGGATAACCGCTACCTACTGAAGACCGGCGGGATCGTCACGGGGAAAACCCGCTTTGCTGCCGGAGTTAACTTCGGTAATGAAAACACCTCGGTTGAAGGCGGCAGCGATGCGGCTGGTTACACCTCCAATAACCTGATGCTGAAAAGCTGGTACGGCATTGGTTTCTTTAATACCTGCACCACGTCGGGTTTGAAAGGCGTGACAGGCTATATCAACACCCGCAGCGGTGACCTGCAGATGAAAGGCCGGGTGTTAGCCGATACTCAGGTGATTGAGGCCGGTAAGCGGGTCTATTCCCCCAACAACAAACCGACGGCGGCTGACGTGGGGGCACTGACCGACGCGCAAGCGGCGCAGAAATATGCACTGCGCTCCATCATGGTGAACGGCAAGCCGTTGAGTGGGGATGTCAACCTGGTGGCAGGGGATATCAACGCCTACACCAAAACCGAAGCAGATGGCCGCTATCTGATGAAAAGTGGCGGCCAACTGACCGGCACGTTAAAGACCAGCGCAGAAATTCAATCGACCACCTCGGATAACTACCGATTGGTGGGCGGCGATTATGGGACGTACTGGCGTAATGATGGCAACACTCTGTATTTGTTGATGACCAATGCCAAAAATCCTTACGGCTCCTATAACGCGCTACGTCCTTTCTCTGTCAACGTAAAGAATGGTGACGTGGTTTTAGGGCATAACGCCATTGTGAGCGGCAACCTCCAGGTCGGACAAGCAACACACTCCGCTGATGGCAACATTATGGGGAGTCGCTGGGGCAATAAATGGTTGTGGGATGCGGTTATCGAGCAGGTTAATAGCCGTGTTGACTGGGGATCTTTTGCAAATCGCACCCATGAGGGGAGTGGGTGGTGGCGTGATGAGAATACCGGTATTTTATTCCAATATGGCAGGGTTTATACCAAAGGGATTAACGAGTATGCCAATCTGTGGCAGGCATTTAATATCCCCTTCACGCAATGGGTGGGGCCCATTCTGTTAACGCCAGCATGGCCGGATAGGAGCAGTTGGGATCAGGCTTACGACTACGGTGTACAACTGGGCAGCAATAATAATCAGGGCTTTAACTGGAACAAACAACAGTACAGTCAAGATGTGCGTGCAGATTGGGACTGTGGCATGACGTGGTTTGCGATAGGAAAATAATATGTATCTTTTTAGTGCAACAACATGCGCGTTTTATCCTCTGTCCATGCGGGCAGATTACCTCGCGGCAGGTACTTGGCCGGAAGAGGGAATTGAAGTGGGTGCGTCGGTTTTCGAATGCTATACCGGCCAGCCGCCGGAGGGCAAACAACGGGGATCAACGCCAGAAGGTCAACCATGTTGGTGTGACATCCCACCTCTGTCAGCCTCACAGCAACAGGCCAGCGCCGAACGGAAAAAGTCCCGGTTGATGACTAATGCCGGGAAAATCATGTCCCCGTTGCAGGATGCGGAGGACTTGGGGATCGCGACGGCGGAAGAGTCGGCGCAACTGCGGGCATGGAAAGTTTACCGGGTTAAGCTCAACCGTATCGACCCGCAGGGGATGTCAAATATTGATTGGCCGCACACGCCAGAAGCTTAAAAATAGCCGCTAATATGCGGATGTTCCTCTGGCAATATCCCATTAGCCGACCTAATGCGCGCTCTGTGAGCTGTCTGGTAATCGAAATATCTTGCGTAAGGTATGCTTATCAATTATATAAACCAAGCGGCCTTGGGATAAATGATAGATTAGAGAGTGGTTCTTTCATGGATAGATTGATGCGGGAAATGTATGACGAGTTGGAAGACATCCAACGTGATCCGTATATAAATCGGGAGGATAGGGAGCGAGGAGAGCAAAGAGTCAATGGCGTTATTATCAGCTATAAGCAGAATGAGCTTATGCAGGTAATGAACAGCGTTGCCAGTAAGTATATGAAGTGGAGCTTGGCAAAGGATAAGTTTATTAGTGAGGTTGTTTCCTACTCCAATGATATTACATCCAAAGTCAATACGGGGGAAATAACACAAGATCAAGCGATGAGATCGTTAGACCAGGAAATCGCAAATCTAAGAAAGCAAGATGAAACCTTAACAAGAAAACAATACCGGCAAGCTGTGGTTGTTAAACCTGTAGTGAATAAAGTCTCTAAAGGTAAAAACGGCAAGGATGTTATTGATGTCGATTTAATTGTTGCCGGTGTCGGTTTTGTTAGTGGTGGATTGCAGTTTGTAACGGGAGTTGGTGTTGCCAGTAGCGGTGCAAGTGTACCTATTGGGGGCCTGTTAATTGCCCACGGCATAAATAATGTCGTTGAGAATGGATATTTTCTTCTTTATCGGGAAAGTTATACTGGCCCGCTTAAATTTATTTATGAAGGTGTTGGGGCTTTGTTAGGTATAAGTGCCAGGGATGCTGATGTCATTTATACGGTTGTTGATCTGAGCTTATCAATAAATAGCTTGCTTGGTATGCGGTTAGAGGATGATGCTGTTCGATTATATCGCTACATTGATACAGATTTGCTCTGGGGGATGAAAGAGATGGGGATTAAATTTATGAATAGATTTGAGCTATTAGTAGAGTTCCAAGGGGATATTAATACTATTTATTCACAATACAAGTCTTACTAGGAATTAAAATGAGCTATATATATTCAATATTTTCCATCTTAACACTTTATCCCTTATTTATCTGGGTCAGAAAGTTATCATCATCACACTACCCTTACACTCGGTTTGGTGCGATTTCCGTAATAGGGGCCTTTATTGTTTTTCATTTGCATATATTTCATATGAAAACCATCCCTATTCTAGGGATCTCTGTTTCTGAAGATAATGAGTTTATGTCTTATGCTCCTTACTTCTTTAGCTTATTAGTAACGATCGTTAGCATGATGGCCTTTAAAAGTAAGGGCAAGTAAGCTTGTGAGGGATGAACTTAACCATCCCCCCTTCATATCAATAGACTCTGTCATCCCAAATGCTGTAACCACTGGTACCTGCAATGATATGGCTCCAGGTAATGCTCTTGTATTTCAAAGAGATGGTTTCTTGCGGTTGTGCGCCGCTGTGGGTAATTGAGTGAGGGTGCGAGCCTGAGATATCGGAAATGGTGGCATCAGTGAGTAAGATGGTGAAGTAAAGCTCTTGCGCACCGGACGCATTGGTTCTATAGAACTCAAACAGGACTTCAAGCGATTCATTGCTGGAAATAGCCACGCCCAGTAAAGGCGAGGATTTATCGATAGGTTTGGTAAATACGACAGGGTGATGGCTGACATGCTGTTCCCTGCTCATCGCATAGTTCAGGCTATTAATCAGGATTTGGTCTAAATGACCGGTTTGCCCTTTATTACCAATGGAATCCATAGAGGAACACCCGGCAGAAATAAGTCCCTGCTGTTTACCTTTCACTGTCGCATAGATTACGTTAGCCATTATTCAATATCCTTATATTAACAATGTGACTTGGTGCCACGAAGCGTAGAGGTTTATATCATTAAGTGAACCTGCTGAATGTAACATAAGCGCCCATAATAAAGCCCGCATAAAATGCGGGCTCTTGGGGTTGTGGCGTTTCCCTGGTGTTGCCACAAGAAGCCCTTTAACCCTAGAGGAATGGCTAAAACCCGTCCAATCGATTCGCTAGATCAATAACACGATATTGATCGGTGAAAACGATCGTAGTCCCTGCATTGCCTTGCTTCCCTTCTACAGCCTGTTGTCTGGTCGGCCTTCCATCCGTCACCACGTGCAGCCTTGTCCGCCTGGCGGCATGCTGTTTGCACCAACTCACAACGGAGCAAGCCGCTTATGGCTGACTATCATCACGGCGTGCGTGTCATCGAAATCAACGATGGCACCCGCGTAATCTCAACCGTTTCGACGGCCATCGTCGGCATGGTCTGCACCGGGGAAGATGCCGATGCCACACTGTTTCCCCTCAACACCCCGGTATTAATCACCGACGTACTGGCCGCCAGTGGCAAGGCCGGTAAAAAAGGCACCCTGGCCGCGTCACTGCGGGCCATTGCCGAACAGGCCAAACCGGTCACGGTGGTGGTGCGTGTAGCCGAAGGCAAAGACGAAGCCGAAACCACCTCCAACATCATCGGCGGTGCGGATGAGAATGGCCGCTATACCGGCATGAAGGCGTTGTTGGCCGCCCAAGCAGAATGCGGGGTTAAGCCGCGTATCCTCGGCGTACCTGGATTAGATAACCAAGCGGTAGCAACAGCGCTCGCCAGCGTCTGCCAGCAGTTGCGCGCCTTTGGTTATATCAGCGCGTTCGGTTGTAAAACCGTGTCAGAGGCCATCAAGTACCGCGACAACTTTAGTCAGCGCGAGCTGATGCTGATCTGGCCGGAGTTCATCACCTGGAACACCACCGCCAACAGCAGCGACATCGCCACCGCCACTGCCCGTGCGCTCGGCCTGCGCGCCAAAATCGACACGGAAACCGGCTGGCACAAAACCCTGTCCAACGTCGGCGTCAATGGGGTGACCGGTATCAGCGCCTCGGTGTTTTGGGATTTGCAGTCACCGGGCACCGATGCTGATCTGCTCAATGAAGCCTGTGTCACCACGCTGATCCGCAAAGACGGTTTCAAGTTCTGGGGCTCCCGCACCTGTTCTGATGATCCGCTGTTCCTGTTTGAGAACTACACCCGCACCGCGCAGGTGATTGCCGACACCATGGCCGAGGCTCACCTGTGGGCCGTTGACCGCCCGGTCACGCCCACGCTGATCCGCGACATGATCGACGGCATCAAGGCCAAATTCCGTGAACTGAAATCCGCCGGGCTGATTATCGACGGGGATTGTTGGTATGACGACAGCGCCAATGACAAAGAAACCCTCAAGGCCGGCAAGCTGTTTATCGATTACGACTACACCCCAGTGCCACCGCTGGAAGATTTAACCCTGCGCCAGCGTATCACCGACAAGTATCTGGTGACGTTCGCCGCGTCCGTGAACCGCTAAGGAGCCGTTGCGTTATGGCACTGCCGAAAAAACTGAAGTACCTGAACCTGTTCAACGACGGTTACAGCTATATGGGCGTGGTGTCCTCGCTCACCTTGCCCAAGCTCACCCGCAAGCTGGAGAAGTATCGCGGTGGCGGTATGAATGGTGCGGCGTCTACCGATATGGGGCTGGACGATGACGCCCTGGCCCTGGAGTGGTCGATGGGCGGCCTGGATGAATTGGTGTTGCAACAGTGGGGCAGCGTCGATGCGGTGCCGCTGCGCTTTGCCGGTTCGTTCCAGCGTGACGATACCGGTGAGGTCTCCGCTGTGGAAGTGGTATTGCGTGGCCGCCATAAGGAAATCGACTTTGGCGAGTACAAGCAAGGGGAAGACACCGAAACCAAGGTGGCGACCGAATGCACCTACTTCAAGCTGACCATTGACGGTAAAGAGCTGATTGAAATCGACACCGTGCATATGGTGGAGAAGGTCAACGGCGTTGACCGCCTGGCCGAACACCGTAAAGCCATTGGCCTGTAATTCTTGCGCCAGTCTATCCGGCTGGCCGCTATCCCTGCTTATTGAGAGAACATCATGAAAGACGAAAAAGACGACAACCTGGTGACACTGGAAAACCCGATCCAACGCGGTGACACCACCATTACAGAAGTCCGTATCACCAAGCCCAATGCAGGCACCTTGCGTGGTGTGGGGTTGGCGGCTGTTGCCAATGCCGACGTTGACGCACTGCTGATTGTACTGCCGCGCATGACCTACCCGAACCTGACCAAAGACGAATGCCACCGCCTGGAGTTGCCCGACCTGGTGGCGCTGGCCGGTAAGGTTGTCGGTTTTTTGTCGCCGAACTCGGCAGCGTAGTCATGAACGCCCGATTGGGCGTGGATGATCTGATGGCGGATATCGCAGTGATATTCCACTGGCCGCCGTCGGAAATGGCCGGGATGTCGCTCACCGAGCTGCTGAACTGGCGGGATAAAGCGGTGCAACGCAGTGGAGTGAACCATGAGTAATCGGCTACAGCTTCAGGTGTTGTTGAAGGCCGTCGACCAGGCCACTCGCCCGCTCAAGAGTATCCAGCAGGCCAGTAAAAAGCTGGCGGCGGATATCAACGTGACCCAGGGCACCCTCAAATCCCTGGACGCACAGGCGCGCCGGATTGAGGGCTTTCGTAAAACCAACGGGCAATTGGCGGTCACCGGTGAGGCACTGAAAAAGGCCAAGGCGGAAGCCGCCGCCCTGGCCGTGCAGTTCAGGGCCACGGCAAACCCGACGGCGCAACAGGCGCGGTTACTGGCCGCATCCAAACGGGCCGCCAATGAGCTGCAAACCAAATACAACGGCCTGCGCCAGTCGGTGCAACGCCAGCGGGAGGCACTCAATGCCGACGGCATCGCCACCCGTAACCTGAGCGCCGAACAGCGCCGGTTAAAAGCCAGCGTGACTGAGGCCAGCGCCAGCCTGGCACGTCAGCGGCAAGAGCTGGAACGCCTGAGCCAAAAACAGAGTGCAGTGAACCGCGTCAATGCACGTTACCAGAGTGGTAAAGCGTTGGCCGGGTCGGTACGCAATGCCAGTGCCGCCGGGGTCGGGGTTGCTACTGCCGGGTTGTATGCCGAAAGCCGGTTTATTGCACCGGGCGTCGAGTTTGACCGACAGATGTCAGATACCCAGGCCACCCTGGGACTGGCAAAGAATGACCAGCAACTGGCGGCGATACGCCAACAGGCGCGGGATATCGGCGCGACCACGGCGTTTTCCCCGACCGATGTCGCCCGTACCCAATCGGTATTGGCAAAGTCCGGCTTTGACGGTAACGCCATCCTTAAATCGACCGAGTCCACCGTCAATTTGGCGCTGGCGTCCGATTTGGACATTGCTGATGCGGCCGACATCATCACCAACATGCAATCGGCGTTTAACTTGCCAATCGATGAGGTGCAGCGCGTTGCCGACGTGATGACCAAGGGGTTCACCAGCTCCAACAGCAACCTGATGGATTTTGGCGAGGCGATGAAGTACGTCGCGCCGATTGCCGAAGCTGCCGGGGCCAGCATTGAAGACACCACCGCAATGCTCGGCGTGCTGGCGGATAACGGCATCAAGGGCAGCATGGCCGGGACGGCGACCAGTGCGATGTTCACCCGCCTACAGTCCCCGGTTGGGCAAGCGGGGGATGCGTTGTCAGAGTTGGGGGTAAAAACCCAAGACGACAAAGGCAACATGCTGCCGATTGCCGGTATTTTGCAGAAAATCGATACGTCGTTTAAAAAACACAAACTGGGTACCGCGCAGCAGGCGGAATACCTGAAGGTGATTTTTGGCGAAGAGGCGATGAAAGGCGCGATCAAGCTGATTGGTGCCGCCGGTAACGGCAAGCTGGCGACCAAACATGACACGGTGAGCCGTTCCAAAGGGGCGACCGCGCAGATCGCCAAGGTCAAGGTAGACAACCTGGACGGCGACCTGAAAAACCTGTTCTCCGCCTGGGAAGATGTGCGTATTGAGGTGTTCGACGGGCAGAACAGTGCGCTGCGTCAACTGACCACCTCGGCAACGAATTGGCTGGCAACCGCTGGCAGCTGGGTGAGGGCCAATCCTGAACTGGTCGGTACCCTGGTGAAAGTGACCGCCGGAGTCACCGCACTTATTGGCGGGCTGGCCGCACTCGGTCTGATTGCCTGGCCGGTGATGGCCGGGGTCAATATGTTGGTGGCCGGTGCCGGGTTGCTGGGTACGGTGTTTACAGTGGTGGGTGGTGCGGTTGCGGCGGCGTTTGCCGCCATTACCTGGCCGGTGCTGGCATTGATTGCCGCAGTGGCCGCTGGTGCGTTGCTTATCCGCAAATACTGGGAGCCGATTAGCGCCTTTATCGGTGGCGTGGCCGAAGGCTTTAAGGCCGCCATGGCCCCGGTGGCTGCGGCTTTCTCACCGCTCAAGCCGATTTTCGACTGGTTTGGCGAGAAGATTAAAGCCGTCTATGACTGGTTTATGGCGCTGCTGGCCCCGGTGAAGTCTACCCAGGCCGAGCTACAAAGCGCCGCCGAGATGGGGCGTAAGTTTGGATCCGCCATTGCGGGCGCATTGAACCTGCCCATGCAGGTACTGGAGAAGCTCGGCAGCAAGGTCGGTTGGCTGGCGAAAAAGCTTGGCTTGATGAAGGACGAAACCGCCGAGCTGGATAAGCAGACGGTAATCAATGCCCCGACGGCTACCGGTGCCGACGGGCTTGGCTATTCGCCCAGCGGTGGCTTGCTGGCGGCCAACCCGGCACCGGTAGTGAAAACAGCTCCGCCAGTGGGCGCGCCTGGCGTGCTACCGGCCCCGGTGGTCAATGTGGCCTCCAACACGACTTTACCGCCGCCGGTGGTGCAGGTTTCCCCGGCAGCCATCGCCTTGTCACCGGAGGTTGAGGCACCCGACCAGCCCACGACATCCGCCATGGCCCCGGAACAGCCCGCGCCGTCGGTGAATGTCCAGGCCGCCAAGCCGTTAGCCCCGCAGCGTTACGCGCCGGTGGTACCGGGGACGTCCAGTGCCTACACCGACAACAGCGTGACGCACAACCGGTTTGATGTTGTCGTTCCCCCAGGGATGAGCCAGGAAGAGGTTATCCGGTTGTTGAATGAGGCGCAGGCGCGGCAAGAGCGCGAACGCCGCGCTCGTGCGCGCAGTGCCATGACCAGCTAGAGGAAAATCTTCATGATGCTGACATTAGGGTTCTTTGTTTTCATGCTGCAAACGCTGCCTTACCAGTCGATGCAGCGCACGGCGGATTACCGCTGGCCGACCAATAGCCGGGTGGGGCAGCGGCTTGCCGCGCAGTTCCTGGGGTTGGATGAGGAGAAAATCACGTTATCCGGGGTGTTGCTGCCAGAAATCACCGGCGGACGCTGGTCACTGCTGACCGTGCAGTTGATGGCGGAGCAGGGCCGCGCCTGGCCGCTGATTGAAGGCACCGGCACCATTTACGGTATGTTCGTGATTGAGTCGGTGAGCGAGACACACAGCCAGTTCTTTGCCGACGGCAGCCCGCGCCGCACCGAGTTTACTCTGACGTTAAAACGGGTCGATGAGTCGCTGGCGGCGATGTTTGGCGACCTGCGACAGCAGGCGGGTGAGCTGTACGGGCAAGCCGGGGAGCTGGCCGGGAAGGTGGGAGGCTTCTTGTCATGATCACCAATGTGTCATTACCTGCCGGGGCGCGCATTGCCCCGGACTTCTCCCTGACCCTACAGGGAAACAACATCACCCAGAACATCCGCGCCCGGCTGCTGTCGTTAACGCTGACGGATAACCGGGGCTTTGAGGCTGACCAGCTCGATATCGAACTGGACGACAGCGACGGCCTGATGGTGATGCCGCAGCGTAATGCGGTGTTGTCACTGGCGCTGGGTTGGCAGGGCTCACAACTGACGCACAAAGGGCGGTTTACGGTGGATGAGGTGGAACATCGGGGCGCACCGGACACGCTCACCATTCGCGCCCGCAGTGCCGATTTTAGGGGCTCACTCAATACCCGCCGGGAAGCCTCTTATCACGAAACCACCTTGGGTGACATCGTGCAGCAGATTGCTGCACGCAATACGCTTACCGCCAAGCTGGCCGCCGGGCTGGACGCGATAAAAATCAGCCATATTGACCAGGCACAGGAAACGGACGCGGCGTTTGCTACCCGGCTGGCCTCGCTCAATGGCGCAGTGGCCGCCGTTAAAAATGGGTGCCTGCTGTTTATCCGCCCAGGGAACGGCACCACGGTGAACGGCAAACCGCTGCCGGTGATGACCATCACCCGCCGTGATGGCGATCGGCACAACTTCAGCCTGGCCGATCGGGATGCCTACACCGGCGTGACCGCAAGCTGGCTTAACACCCGGCAGCCCAAACCGCAGAAGGTGAAACTGCAGCGCAAACCCAAAACGCAGCACCTGCGTGCCCTGCAACACCCGAAGGCCAAACCGGCCACACAGAAGGCAGCTAAACCTGCTGAACGGCAGAAAGGGGAATACCTGGTCGGTGCGGAAGATAACGTGTTTACCCTCCCGACGGTCTACGCTACGCAAGTCGCCGCCATGCGTGCCGCGCAGGCCAAGTGGGAGAAGTTACAGCGCGGTGTGGCCGAGTTCTCGTTATCCCTTGCCATGGGGCGTTCGGATCTGGTGCCGGAAACGCCGGTGCAGGTGAGCGGGTTTAAACAGGTGATCGACGCGCAACCCTGGATCGTGAGCAAAGTGGTGCATAACCTGAGTAACAGCGGTTTTACGACGGCGGTAGAGCTAGAGGTTTTGTTGTCTGATGTGAATTATGAGGTTTCAAAAAGTGAATAATTAGAATTGTAAATTCACTTAAAGTAAGTTTTGTTTCTGATCGTGCAGCGTATTATCGCGGGAAATGAGCTAAGGAGGAGGGGATAGTAGATGATGCATTGCCCGCTATGCCGAACAGCAGCACATGCCCGTACAAGCCGTTATCTGAGTGAGAACACCAAAGAGCGTTATCACCAGTGCCAAAACATAAACTGTAGTTGTACGTTTGTGACCCTGGAGTCTATCCAACGCCAAATCGTGACACCGGGGAAGATTGATATCGTGCCGCCGCACCCAACCAGGGGAAATCAAGGAGCACTTTGGATCTGA